CCAGATTTGACCCTGATGGGAAATAACCTGTTGCTTATATGTAAACGGAGACTGAGAGACAGCTACAGCATTTACAGCACGTAGTTCAATACTCTCTATGCCAATAGTTGTAGGTGTATTAAGAGGGTAACTTATAGCCATAATTTATCCAAATGCTGATTTCATTGCACCACCTCTACGTCTTTGGTTCATAACTGCACCTACGGACTGATTGATGATAGCTGGTGAGGCTTGTGCTATTGTCTGAGTAATAAGTCTCTTAGTATCGTCTGAGGTATTAGCTGAGATATTGAATACTTGGTTTACTACTGTACCGCCAGCACCCTGACCCTTAGTGTGGTCTACGACAGTCTCTCTAGGGTGTAGCATAGCCATAAAGCCACCCTTACCATCTAAGCCACCTGATCTTGGGCCTGAGCCTGTGTAGCCACCACCATCATAATTACCAAACACCCCTGTCGGTCTTTTAGGTGGAGCTACAGTACCCTTAGTACCAGCAGCAGAGGCAGGAGCAAAGCTACCTGTAATGGCACCAGCTATAGATTGTACTAGCTGTTCAACAACAAGTATTCTGTATAGCTGTTGTATGATGTCAGCAGCCATAGATCTGAAGGCATCTTTAGCTGATGTAGTTCCATCTACTAGCTGCATGAAGAAGTTACCAAAGGCTCCAGAGACACTATCAGCTATAGCTACTTGTTGTTTCTGTGCGTCAGTTAGTTCTCTGGTGAGGTCTATAGTCTCTTTTATGCCTTTATTCCTAGCATTATGCTCTGCTATAAGTTCGTCTACAGTTTTATAACCAAACTCTTGTTGATAAAGGGTGCCTTGCTGTCTGGGATCACCACCACGACCACTAGCTACACCAACCCCTCTCATCTTTTGCTGTACGCTAAGGAGGTTTAATCTGGCCTTTTCTTGGTCATTAACGTCTTCTAGAGCTTGCTTTTGGTCTATTAGGTAATTATGAGCAGCCCTCAACCTAGCAGCCTGATCTTTGTTTAAGTTATTTTGTTGTATATAGAGATCTAACTTCTTCTGCTCAAGTCTCTCTTGTATATAGGTTTCGTCTTTATAAACTTTCCTTAAGGACACTTCATGCTTTAAGAGATCACCTTGAGCCAACATAGAATCACGTTGCTTATTAAAGGAGTCTTCTATCCTCTTTAGAGCTTGCTCTTTTAATTTAGTTTGCCTTATCTGCTCTTTAATCTCTGCTGTTAATTCACGCCCTTGTCTAACTTGCTCTACTCTTCTAGCTATTAACGCATCTGCATTATCAAGCAAGGAATATTCTAACCTAAGTTTATTGCGTAATAATTGATCCTCTAAGTCAGCTTGAGTTATAGTACCCGCTGCTAATTGTCTTAATAAATCCAGTTTATCTTCTTCTATAGCTATTGTTGTACTAGCCTTACTAGCTTGCCTATCTTGAGCCGCTTCTATGGCCTGTTCAGCATCTCTAATCCTTTCTTGAATCTCCAGTTGATCCTCAAGAAAATTCTTTCTGTCTTCTTCTTTTTTCCTTAGCTGTTCAGCCCGATCATTTAGTTTGCTATATTCATCATTCTGTTTTTCTAATAGGTCTACTCTTTCTTGGTCACTCTTTACAATAGTTAAGCCAAAGACCTTTAAACCTTGCGCTCTTACCTTTTGAATCCTAGATAGGCCATCTTGCGCCGCTAAGAACTGATTAGTTTGTTGTAATGCCTTCTGATACTCAAGAGCTTGTTGACCTATAGCTTGGTTAGTATCTTTAATCCCAGTTACTAACTTGTAGACCTCTAATCTTGTATCCTTGATACCCTCTGAAAGTTTTTTCATAGCAGGGGCAAAGCTATTAGATAGGTCTTGGAAATCAGACATAGCATCTTTAGCTTGTAGGAAAGACCTAGCTAACATCGTCCCTATAGCCAGACCTATGCCTATAACTGCACCATAAATTCCTGGCAGCAATCCTGCAAGCTGTGTACCCTGCTGACCAAAAGCTACAAGGGCGCTAGTTCCAGACTGTACTTGAACAAAGAAATCACCAACTTGATAACCCACTTGTTGAGAAATCATACCAAAGCGGTTCATCTTCTTACCGCCCATTACAGTTGCAGCAGTGTTTGCAAGCTGTGCATCGGTTGCTTTTCTTAAGGAAGCTGCATAAGTCCTGACCTCACTAGCTGCCTTTTGATATGTACCACCAAGTTTAGATAGCTGTGAAGACTGTTTAACAATCTCAGTATTGTATCTAAAGGCACTTATCTTACCATCTCTAAATGCCTTCTCAATAAGAACAAGGTTAGCTTGAAACTTCTTCTGTTCCCTTTGAGTCCTTATGAGATCTCTGTCATCAACACTAATAACAAATCTTAGATCATCAGCCATTCATCGTACCCATAAAGACTACATCAACACGTTTTATTGCTTCTATCTCCCAAGAAGACAATGGTGTATCTGTAAGCTCCTTCCATGTTTTTATTTCTTGATAACTTATAGGGTTTGGTCCTGAGAAACCCATCGTTCTACTTGCGTTTAATACAATAAAGGCAGACCAAACATGAGACATAAGCAATGGGAAGTCGGGGCCATCTAATGCTTTTGGTCTGTGTCCAGTCTGCCTTTCTACTTGTTCTAAGTGTTCACGTTCTGATGTGCCTGACTTATCTGGTCTACTTATAGAGAACTCATGCTCTGCGTAGTCAACCAGTTCTTCAATCAGGCCTTCGTAAAATCCAGAGAGTTAGCTACTGCTTCCTCAATCTGATCTCTTATCCAGAATACCTCAGCGTAAATCTCTTTGGCTTTAGCGATAGAGAACTTAGGTTTAGAACCGCCATAAGTAATCTTCCAGCCTTTAGTAGTTTTAGCAAGTAAGTCTAAAGTAGCGTCCTCTAGGTCTTCTGCTGTAATCTCTACCTTCTTCTTATTCTGTGCTTGCTTCAGACGCTTGTTGGTTTGCTCATGTACAGCAGCCTTATACTCTTTGGAATGTGGTGCGTATACAGTGATAACCATTGGTGTATCGTCATCATTATTCAAGACATCAAAGCTAGTAGGATGTACAATAGTGACATCTACAGTGTCGCTAGTCGGGGTTAAATTCTTTAAGTCCATGTCGAGTTTCCTTATTGTCGGGGTGAAAAGTTGTCGGGTTAGTAATTTGTAGTAGCACCGCTACGCAGTGAAACTAAAGGGGAAGCATCAGACCCGACACCAATGCCTCCCCACCCTAGCTAGGGAACCTATGCAGAGCGAGTAATAACTAGGTTACTTGCATCTGTTGTGTTGTACAGTGCTACGAATGACAGAGAGATAACACGGCTAGTTGGGCCATCTACACCTACATCTGCACTATTGATCTTAGCCCGTGGGAATGCGAACTTCATAGTATTGCTACCATCACCCACAGTTACCTCAAGCTCAGTTTCAGTCTCATTCAAGAAGCGGTTAATTAAAGCTGCATCCTCAAAGTAAGCTGAGATAGTACCTTCGATCTCTGCACGACCAACTTCTAACTGTGGCGCACTATCACTACCAATTACGAAGGTAGGTGCGAATGAGTTAGTCAGAGTGAAGTCCATACCAGTTACGATAGCTGCTGTAGAAGGGCTACCATTAGTATTGCCAATCTCCAGTGTACCTGAATAGGCATCGAATGGAGCAGCACCTGATGCAGCATCCTGTGTCTTCTCAGTAGCACCAATAGTCATGTCCTTACCAACCATACCGTAGGTAGCTGTTACCATCTGGTTAGGGGCTAGAGAGATACCCATAGTAGAAACTGTCATACCTGTGAACAAACGAGCTTGGTCGATGTCAGCAGCATAGTCTTCGATAGAGAAGAACTTAGGTGTAGTACCTACCTTAAGGACGTTAGTTGACCAAGTGGACAACATAGCTGATTCTAGGAATGCATCATAGTCAGCATCACGTAAGTCAGCAACGATGTCACCAGCAGCTTGACGGTTACCATGACGGTCAACACGGGGCATACGATCAGCTTGAATATCAGTACCAGCTACACGATCTTTAGTTAAGTTCAAAGAGTGTGTGCTGAAGGGTAAGTTTGTGAAGTTACCAGCAGGAGTCGTGCCAAATGTGCTTTCCACAATGAACGATAGGCTGGAACGAGAACCTTGTGCGAAGGCCATAATGTATTCTCCTAATTATTATAAACGTACCATCCGATATTAATCGGAACGTAGTACCAAGGCGCATCTAAGAAACCTTGCTGTCTTTCAGCGTAGTCAATAGATACAGTTATTGTTTCATCCCCAGAGTAGGAGATTTTAGTGGTTGCTTCAAAAGCCTCTAATATAGTATTAGCTAAGGCATCAGCAGCGGCGGGGCCATTACCTTCTGGGGTGTAGGCAGTTACAACAAACACACCATCGTATCTCTGTTGTGGGTTTAAACCTCTTACAGCGGGTCTGCGGAGTGTCGGGAGGAAATTAGTCTGTAGGTAGCTTGTACCTGTCGTTGGGCTAAATGAAACATTCTCATAAGCTATCCCTGTAGGTAAATTAGAGGTGTTAGCTAACTTGTTCTCAAGTGCTGCCCGTATGTCATTATAGATACTAGCCATAAATATTTCTCAGTTTAGTGAAGACAAAATAAGGGGATGTTTTCCAACCTCTGCCCCCGTATTCAACAGCAACAGCATGAGGGCTATTATTACGAAGTACTATACTTGTAGTATCTAATAATGAAGGTATTCTTTCCAAGTCTTTGATAAGATTACTTAGACCTTCACTTCTTGCTGCTTGGGGGTTAGCCCTTGGTTTACCTTTAGAGCTTTTACCTCTGGGTCTACCAGCACCAGTAGAAAAGGAGAACGATGTTACATATGCACCAGTATCTACGGGGGAGAGATCAACAGCAGTTTGTGCCATATCAACTAGCTTACGCTCTACTTGTTGTTCAGCTAAAGCCTTAAGGCCATCTATCTTCTTCTGTAGAGAAGGCATGACCTTTAACTCAGTTCTCATTACTCTCTCACATCACACAAGAAACAAATCTTGACCCCATTAGAAAATATAGTAACAACAGAAATAACATTAACTGTGTCACCGTTACCAATAATCTGATCTTCGTCATCGGGTTCTACTGCCA